CGATAGGTGCGGAAGCAGGTGGCGATATAGGAGACATTTACAATGATGGTGTACCTAATGATTTAGGTTCTGATGGTTTAAATTTAAGTCCCGTTGGCTGGTGGAGAATGGGAGATAACGATGGGGGTACAGGCACAACTATTACAGACCAAGGTAGCGGAGGTAACAACGGCACACTTACTAACGGCCCAACCTTTTCAACTTCAGTACCATCTTAATAAATTAAATAAATTATGAGCAGAAAATATGTAATAATAAATGCGGACGAAGTAGACTCCGTTAATTTTGACCAAGTGGATGAGACTAGTTCCGATACAGTTAGATACTCAACCGATGGTTCTTTGACTTTTGTTAAGTTTGACACGGACACAACACCCTCCTTCTTGGATGGCAAAACACAATACACTCACTCAGAAATTATATCTGTATTAGCCACGGATGAGTGGTCATCTGACGAACCTATCTAACCTATGCAAGAAACAGCCCAAGGCTTATACCACTCCTTAGAGAACCAACGGTGGTCATTCTTGGATGGAAAAACGCAATACACGCATTCTGAAATACTCGCAATTCTAGCAACAGACGAGTGGACTGACCCTAACTTTCCACCCGAATGATCTACACCGCCATAGTCCTTTTGCTTGTCTGCCTAACAGGATGCAGTCTGCGCTCCACCTACCCAACACTTGGAGCAATTGCAGGTGGTGGAGTGGGGTCACTAGGTGGCCCAGGTATAGCAGCACTTGGTGCTGGCATTGGTGCAGTTAGTGGTGAGGCAATCAAAAACAAAGATGCCCTCATCGAAGCAGAAGAAAAGCTCGATTTACTTACACACGGAGATGTGAGCGAGCTTGTTGCAAAAGGCATGGAAAGTCACAAAACAGGTTTCGATGCCTTCACCTCCTACATAAAGAAAATTCTAATCGGAGCGGCCATCCTCCTCGGAGGCTACCTCGCCATTCCAATCTTCGTGGCAAAACGAACTGCCCGTCAATGCTCCCAAACCGAAGCAATTAAACATCAAACTCGCGCACCATTCCCCGTAAAACCACCCTCCCGAAATGAGAAATCTTGAATTACTAAAAGACAAGTTCTTGGACATGTCGAAAAAAGGTAAAATGATAACCATATTTGCATCACTTGTCGTTGGTATCGTCATATTAGATTGGCTTTTCTAATGATAGACCGGACTGCAATTCTTGGCATGAGTGGTACAGTTGCCACTTTTGGTCTAGCACATTTGGATGATTTATTCGGATGCATCGCAGGTGTCATCACCATTATTTACATGGGTAGAAAACTCTACCTAGAAATAAAGAACAAGTGAATGGCACGTTATCGCACATCAGGTAGATTAGATGACCAAGTTCTTACAGATGGAGATCGTGGATTTCGTGGTATTGATTCGTACCAAGAAGCAACAAGTTTAGAACCGGGCTTTGTACAGACAAGCGAGAATATGCGCTTGATTGGTGATCTTGCAGAGGTACGCAAAGGTATAGATTTTCTAGCTGGTGCAGTAACACTTAGCTACAATGGTACAAATGAGATGGTCTTTGCATCCACACTCTACTCCGATCCTGCAACAGGAAATGAATATGTGGTAGCTGCGACCAAGGATAAAGTAATCCTATGGAATGATGCGAACAACTCAGGTATCGACATTGATTATCCAGGCAGTGAAGTTGTAGCCACGGCAGATGGCGCGAGCTTCGTGCAGGCATTAGAAAAACTCATCTTGTTTCGTGGTAAGAATAAAACACCACTTGAGTGGGATGGAGATGTAAGCAATGACTTTGTAGTTAAAGCAAATGCAAGCCCAGGTGCTGGACGCATACAATGTCCAAACACAGATTATGGTGTGTTCTTTAGGAATCGCTTAATCATCCCACAACCTACAGACAGTAACTATTCCATTATCATGTCTGACTTGTTGGACACAGATAATTACTACGCTGCTGACTCACAATTTAGAATAAATAAAGGAAGTGCAGATTTTCTTGTAGGCTTTTATCCTTACCAAGAAGATCAGTTGATCGTGTTTATGCGTAACAGCATCCACATGATTAATAACATTGCCACAACCTCCGCAGCCAACACATACGAAATAACAAGACAGCATGGTTGTGTGGCACGTAAATCAATTGCACAGTCTGGGCCACAAACATTCTTCCTATCTGATAATGGTGTCATCGTCTTGTCACCCGGTACAGACCCTGCAAAGGGACTTGGGGTAGCTATTAGTAAAGTAAGTGGCGAAACCATACCCATGACCAGACCGATACAAAATCAATTTGATGAGGTTAACTTTGCAGCAGCAGATAAATCATGCGGAATCGTGTACGACAACAAGTACTATCTTGCAGTACCCACAGGTAGTTCAACAGTAGCGAACAAGATTTTTGTATTTAACCTACTTACATCGACCTGGACTAGCGTAGATTCTTACCCAGCAATGTCAGGCAGTGTGGCATTTCATGTAGATGATTGGGTAATCTGCTCGCATGGAAGCAACCCAACAAGACGCAGATTATTTGCAGGCAACAAAACAGGTTGGTACTTAATGGAGGAAAACTCCATAGATGATAGTGGTCGCAAAATAGGCAGTACATCTGAGTCCGGCACAACTGCAATTGCAGGTAAGCTTGTATCACGATCCTTCACCTTTGGAGACATTAGCGTGAAAAGTTGGAAGCGTGGACAGTTAGGTGCAAACACAGTCAATGCAGATGCATTTAATATTAAGGTCAACACGCTAGACCCAGACTCAAGCACCACAGTATTAAGCCACACCGCAGATGGCACAGAAGAAGCACTCTTCCGCTTTGGTACGGGTCGTACCCGTGGGTATGGTGCAGAAGTTGAGATTAATGTAACCGCAGGCAGACCAAGCTTTAGACATGTAAGTTTGGAAGCAATTGGGGTAGGGGCAGCAGCAAGAAGGGAAGTTGCATAGATGGCAATCACCGCAACAGTTACACGAGGCTTTACATTTGCCACAGGCGTTTCCGTGGATGCCTCTTCACTTAACCAACTTGGTGAACCAACAGTTGCGATTAGCGAAGGAAATGTAAACATCACAGGTGGTACGATAAGTGGTCTATCCTCACCTATCGCCATTGCGGATGGAGGCACAGGAAGTGCAAATGCAGGGGCAGCAAGGACTGCACTTGGACTAGGCACAATTGCCACCCAAGCGAGCAATGCAGTTGCTTTAACAGGTGGCACGATAAGTGGCACAATAATGACACTTAAATCATACGATGTAGCTGGTGTGCCAAGCGCTAGTCCAGCCGGGCAAATGATCTACGTAACCGATGGAAACTCAGGTGCAGCCACAGTCGCAGTAAGCGATGGATCTGCATGGAAAGTGGTCGCATTAGGAGCGACAATTAGTACATGAAATTAAACGAATTATTTGAGGCTGGCCCATACAACATTGATTGGAATCGAGTTGCACGTGAGAGCTTGCCTTTATTTATGCTGGCACAAGACATAAAGGAAAATGGCATAAAAGAACCAATCCTTTTAAAAGATGGAAAAGTAGTAGACGGGATACATCGAGTGTTTGTTCTTTGGCTCATGGGATATAAGGGGGATGTACCAACCAAGGAGGTTGAGTTATGAATATCATGGAGCGAGTCAATAATTTATATGATGAGTGTGGAATAGATATGTTTAAGGATATATCCACCTATCTTGTACACGGCTATATGCATAAGACTCCTAAAAGTTTTATCTTAGCTAAGACTGTAGACAAAGACAGTGAAACCCCACCTGCTGAACAATGGGGTACATCAAAACCAAACGCTTGGTTTGTACACATGGCCGTAGGTGATGAGTGCGTAAAGCATTGGATAAACCTCATGCCCTTCAAGCTTCCTTATGTTGGCTGGGCAAGGGAGAACAAGAATAGACCTATAAGATTTTACGATTTAAACAGAATTACTAGGAGGAAATAAATTATGTCAGGCCCAACTTACAATCAACCAGCGCAGCCAAGTTATGGCGAAGGCATGGCAGACGCACTTAAAGCACAAGTAGAATTACTTACAGGCACAGGTGACTTTACAGACACAGGTTCGCTTGAATCTTTGCTTCCACTCGAAGAATCAATTCGTAGAAAGACTGCACAAACAGACACAGATATTCTTAGGCAGACTTTGCTAGGTAGTGAGCAGAAAGTTATTAAAGACCCAGAGACAGGTAAGTACGGAATACCTGGTGCAGAACCTGTTACTAATGATCAAGGGCAAGTACAAAGTGCTGGAGGTGGAAGGTATCAAATTGTTAAAACTGATCCTGGCAAGGATACTTCTCCCAAAGTAGACTTCGGAAAACAAAAAATTGAAGAAGGTGTCAGCGCAACTTACTCTATTCTTGATACTGAGACAGGTGGGGTAACTGAAACTTTTGGTGGTGCAAAATATGGCACATATATTGATGGCGATAAAACCGCAAAAGCAGCAGAAGCTGCAGCCCTTGAAGCAGTATCAGCAAAGTTTAAATCATTACAAACAACAATTGATGAAGCAGATGGTGATACAGATGCAGTTGCCCAAACATTTGAATTTACTAATCCAAATACAGGAGAACCATTAAAAGAAGGTGACGTAGTACGCCAAGAAGATGGCATGGTTGACCTGCTTGGTGACAAGCGTGGCGTGCAAAACACAGTTGCGAAGGAAGTTACTAAGACTGCTACGCAAGCAGATGTTGATTCTGGTAAAGCAAACACTGTAGGTGAAGAATTCACTGAAACTGTTTACGAACAAGTAGATGCAGGCAGACAAGCAGGTTTTGATGAGAGTGGTAACTTCTTAGGTTTATCTGCATATGGCGAGGACATCCAAGCAGGTAACTTGTCTCGTCAACGAGAGCGTGATTTGCAGGACGTTGCTCGTTTATCTGGTACATACCAGGACATCATGGAAGACTACAAGCCTGGCACTCAAGAAGCACTTGAGTCTGCAAGAGAAGTACTAGAAGGACAGAAGGATTCACTTACAGGGGCAGGGGCAATTGGCGGGCCACAAGGTATAACTGATCCACTATCACTAACAAGCAAAGGCTTTGACGCAGCACAAAATGCCACACCTATTGACTTAAAGACAGGCACTTCTTTCACAAGCGCACAGGTTGCAGATCCAACAACATTAACTGCTCCTACTTCATACACTGCGAATACTGATGTCACAGGCAGTGGTTACACCGCAACTGCTGGTTTAGATGGTGATCAAATATTACAGAATGACCCTGTGCGTGCTGCATTAATGAAAGACGCAGAAGCTGCACTTGGACAAGGTCTAACAGATCGTGAACAACGACAAATTGCAGAAGCTGCACGTGCAAGATCCACTATGATGGGGCGTACTTTTGATCAGTCAGGTGCAATTGCAGAGGCAGAGGCAAGGGTTGCTGAAGACAACCAGCGCAAAATGCAAAACCGAGCATTTGCACAACGAGCACTTGGACAGGAAGCAGATTTTCAAGAGTCCGATCTCGGACGCGCGCTTCAAGCGGGTATACAAAATCAAGCAGCGAAAAATAGAGCAGGTGAATTTACTGCCGGACAGGACATGCAAGCACAACTTGCAAACCAACAGGCAACTAATCGAGCTAGTGAATTTGGCGTGCAAGCTGGTCTTGGACAAGAGCAGTTAAGTGCAAACATGGCTCAACAAAAAGCAATGGCAGATGCTGGCTTTACCCAACAAGCTCGTGCTACAGAATTAGAAGCTGGACTGACACAAGAACAAGCAGAGGCACAACTTAATCAACAACGCTTGATGGCCAACCAGCAGTTCTCCCAGGAGGCAAATAAGTATGGCGCGCAAGAGGACATGCAAGTTCAACTAAACAACTTAGCTAATCAAGTATCTAATTATCAATTTGAGACGGGTGCGCAAATGGACGCGGATCGCTTAAATGAACAACTTACACAGTCTGGTATTCTTGGTTACATTCAAGCTGCTGGTGGACTAGCTGCATTAGAAGATTCATCCACCCTTGATCCATTCCAAGCAGTACTTGGCAGAGGAGGAGGAGGAAGCTTGCAAGCCGGGCAATCGGTATTCGGACAAGCTGGCTACGGACTTAACTCAGCACCACAATACCTTAACCCAGAGAGTGGACTTGGATACATACAAAACCAAGCAACCAACGCAGCCAATATGTACAACGCTCAAGTAGCAGCAGATGCAACAAAGAGTGCTGGTTTAATGAGTGGACTTGGTTCACTTGGTGGTGGACTACTAGGTGGAGCAGGTGCTGCTGCAAGCGGTGGAGCTACATTACTTGGTGGATTCTGCTGGGTAGCAAGAGAAGTATATGGCGAGCATAATCCAGCATGGTTATTGTTCCGCAAATGGATGCTCAATGATTCACCATCATTATTTAGAAAAGCCTACATAAAATACGGAGAACGCTTTGCAAACTTCATATCAGACAAGCCAAGATTAAAAGCAAGAATCCGTAAGTGGATGGACTCAAAAATAGGAAGATAAAATATTATGGCAAGAAAACCATTCTTTAGCGGAAATTACGGATCAGCGTTAGCACGGGTCGATACTCGACCCATCATGGAAGCAGGGCGCGCGCAAGGCCAAATGTATGCCAATATGGGAAGCCAGATTGGTGGCATGATTAAGCAGTATGGGCTTAATAAGGAGAAGCGTGCAGAACTGACAGGTGAGATTGAGGCCATGCTTCCGCAATACATGGATTCATTTACTAGCACAGGTAATGAGGTAGATGATAAAAAGAATTTCCAAAGACTAGAAAAGTTTAGCAAGGGAGATATGAGTATGGCAGACCTTAAAGGTTTAGCTGGCGAGCTTGCTATGAAGGATAAGGTGCAATCCAAGCAATTAGTACGTGACTTATCTACCGCACAATTACAATCTGCTGAGTTCCTAAATCAACAAAGAAAGGAATCTGCTAGTAATATGGATAATGCATTCAACGCATTAGATAGAACAAGAGATGAAATAAAGAGTCTTGTAGATAATGGAACATTACAACCAGGAGACCTTACCTTGGGTGCGAGTAGACTTCTTAATAATCCAAGTTTATTAAAATCTAGAAGCCAAGAAGCATTAAAGTATTTTGCAAGCGATCCAACAAAAGATGCTGAATCTAAATTAAGATTATCGAATTTAGAGAGAGGGCAACAACTACAAAAGGGACTCGATAAAAGTCTAGGAGGAGCTAGTAATGTTGGTGCGTTGCAAGGTGAATCCATGATAGAAACTTTAGCTGGGCAGAAGATATCTAATGAAAGGACTCAGTCTTTAACTGATGCTACTAGATTACAAATGGAGTTATTAGAGAAGTCTGCTGATAAAACTATACCCCTAAATGTAAATATTGATAAACAGATAAATACTGTATCTTCTAAAATAAAGTCTTTGCGAAGTAAAAAAAGTTTTACAAAGAATGATGATGGTGAGTTTTTTAATTTAGATTCATTAATAGACTTTGATCCAATCACCGGAGTGGCAACAATATCTCAAGACGCATCAAAAAGAGATTCAGTAGAACTTGATAGTTTAAAAAAGCTAGTAGAAGAAGAGTACCTTTTACGAATGCAAGAAATTGTACCACATGAGTTAAAAGATGGAACTACTATCAATGCACCAAGGGGAGATATTATAAGGCTCATGCAAGAAGAGGATGAGGAAAGAAAAGATATTGAAGCACAAAAAATCCCAGATCAAAGAAGTGGATTCATGAGTGGAATGAATATGGATTACTCAAATATTGATCCGAGTATTGCTGAATTAATGAGTGGAAATCAAAGGTAGTTTTTTTACAAAATATGAAACTCTCCGAATACTACAATCAATATGATGATATTTTAGATAATTCTGGATCTCAACAACAACCTTACACTTTTAATAACTACGAAGAACTAAAAAAGGCATCACAATCTGCTGGTGGTTTAAATAGAGAGGCACGCGAACAAGCAGAAGCTGCACCATTTCAATACGCAGAAGCTCGTGAAGCAGACGCAGTAGATATGGGTGTAATCATAGGTACAGAACTACTTGGTACTGTATTAGGTGGACTAGTGACAAGTGGTAATCCGTTAGGTTTTGCGGGTGGATCTGCCTTAGGTAATTATTTTTCACAGCAATATAGAATTAATCAAGGACTACAAAGCGATGTGGGACTAGGAGAACTTGGTGCAGCTACTGTGCTTGGTGGTGTTGGTGTAGGTAAACTCGCTAATATGGGTACAGTAGCAAAGACTGCAACACGTGCAGCACAGGGTGCAGGGTTAGCAGGGGCAGAACTTGCAGCAAGAACATATATTGATGAAAAGCGCGCACCTACACAAGAAGAGATAGCAACTACATTACTATTTGGTGGTGTGTTTGGTGGCACGCTAGGTGCGGTAGAAGCAAAGTACCTAAGTGATAATTTAGTTGAAGAAGCAACCGAGGGGATGACCCGGTTGGAGCTTGTAAATAAAGTTAAGGAAAAAGTAGATCAAGCAGGTGGTGCAGAAAACTTTGAGGTGGGTAGACCAATAATCAATGCACTTGGCCCACGTAGATTAAGGGAAGTTCCGCAAAGAGGTATTGATGTAGAAACACAACCTGGACTATCCCAACCAAAAACAGGAAGTGATGTTGTAATTGATATTACAGATACCACACAATACGCAGAGGACTTAGTTCAAAGGTTAGAGAACAAGTTACTTCTTGAGGCAGAAGGACAAGTCGCAAAGGTTGCACGATTAAAAGGACAAGAAGTAACTAAGGAAGTTGCTGAATTACAAAATGCATTTGATGTTCAACTCGCAGAACAAGACGAAATATTTAAAGGTTTAAATAGTCAGGTAAATCTTGGTGTGCAAAAGATTGGAGATACTGATGCCCTCAATAGCATAAAACAAAGACAAGCTATTTTAGACCATAGGCTTGGTAAAGGAAAAGGTGCTAAGAAAGAAAGAGCAAAGCTACAAGAAGATTTAAAAAGAATCCTTAAGCGCAATAGGATGGATGTCCTTGATTTAGAGGATGCCATGCGTGGTAACCAAGGTGGTGCAGACCAGCCAACCAAGGCAATGAACTTTACGGATCGGCCAATGGAGCAGGCAGGCCCAGCAAGTAAAGCTGAAAGGATGGCAGATGATAAGCTTGGTAGTAACTACGAGAAGTTTATTAAGAATGTAAAGCAAGGGATGACTCGTGAGTTTGCATTAACTGCTGGTGCTGGAGGTGCGGTCACACTTGGATTACTTTCAGATGATGACGAGAATGAAATGAGTAAAGCAGGGTTTAGTCCATTGCTTCTTGCTTTGCTTTTTGCAGGTGGTATGGGGGCAAAACAACTAAGCAAGTTTAGAAAGACTTCAACATTCAAAAAAGCAAATGCACAGGCTAAAGCAAACCCAAGTAAAGTAGAACCAGATGTAGTTAAGGCAGAGAAAGTACAGGATGTTGCAGACAAAGGAATGTATGTCAGGCAAAATCAATTTAAAAAAATAGCATCTGATGCAAAACAATTTTTAAGCGATACACTTGTTCCTCTATCACGCAAATTAAAGAATATAGATCCATTACTAAATTCTATATTTCGTACGCATGAAAAAGATATAAACATAAAGACAAGGCAATACCTTGATCGTGTGTCTCCATTCATTACCACCATGTCAAAAAGACTAAAAGGTAATAAAATAAAGTTGCGTGAGTTTAAAACAAATCTACTTAATGGTGACTACAATGCAATAGTACGCATGACTGATGACTTAGGTATAACAGATAAGTCAGAACTTAACGAGATGCGTAAGGCACTCAACGAGGTCAGGGACTATGCAAGAGAAGAAGGTGGCATCGAGGTTGGTTATATCGAAGACTACTTTCCAAGACAGGTAGAAGACTACAAATCTTTTAAGAAATTCTTAGATGAGAATGATGACTTTCGTGATACCAGGAATCAAGTAGAGCAGGCACTTGAGGATTATCGTGTTAAACATAAATACGAATCTATTGATTTAATACCAGCAGAAGAAGCAGCAGAAGTTACTAGTAGAGTATTGCGTGGTTTTCCCACGCAGCCAGGTGGTGCATTGCCTGGTAACTTTAAGGCAAGAGGTATTGAAAAAGTGGATGATAGAATGCTTGATGCTTATGCAGATCCAGCAGATGCATTAAAGAATTACATCGAGCGTGCAGTCATGGCAACTGAGCGTAAAAAATTCTTGTTTAGAAAACCATCAGACCAAGGCAAGCAAGTAGGATTTGAAGGTAGTAAAGATAGGATAGGTGCTGACCTTGGCATGAAGATGGAGGTTAATGAATCTCTTGCCGGGCAAGTTGCAAAAAGAATGTTACAAGGTGATAAGAAATATACACCAGAGGATATTGAAAAACTGCGTGAGATAATACAATCTCGCTTTAGTGGAAAAACTGTCAGTCCTTTTATACAAGGAGTTAAGAATTTAAACTATATGCAAGTCATGGGTAACTTCGGATCTGCAATAACTCAGCTTGGTGACCTTGCATACTCGATACATTTTAATGGCTTTGATAATACATTCCGTAGCTTGTTTAATAAGAAAGAAAACTTTGATTTCGTTAAACACTTTAACCTTAAAGACCACAATATAGATTCTGCCACAAGCACGGATGGTTTAAGTAAAGCTCTTGATAAAGTATTTACTGTTGTTGGATTAAAAAAGTTAGATCAGCTTGCAAAGAATACTACCATGAATGCATCATGGAAAAAGTATAAGGCACAAGCTAAGAGAGATGCACCTGGGCTGCGTGATGAGCTTGCACCTGTGTTTGGTAGTGAGCGTGCTGGACAAATGGTTAAGGAGTTACAAGAAAGTAATCCGGCAAGTAAGCAACTACCCAAAGGGGTTGAGGAATTAATATGGTATAAATTCTTGGATCTTAATCCTGCAACACTTGGTGAGATGCCCAAGTTCTACAATGAAAGTGGGAACATGCGTATCATGTACATGCTCAAAACTTTTACTATAAAACAATTTGATGTGGCAAGAGAAGCAGCAGGTGCAGACATTGCAAAAGCAGTTGAGTTGTATTCCCAAGGTAACAGAAAAGCTGCACTAGCACCTGCCCTAAAAGGAACTAAAAGCCTAGTGGGATTAGCAACTGTCTTTGCTGCTGCCAATGCAGGTACGGACATGATAAAAGATACCTTATATGGTAGACCAATAAAGCGTGATGAGTTATTTGAAAACAACCTTTGGAAACTAATTGGTATCAATCGATACTTAGTAATGAAGGCACAAAGAGACGGGCCTGCCAAGGCATTCCTTGAGGGATTACTTCCACCTACAACTGCATTTGATAGAGCGGCTCAAGACATACAGGCAATAGCTGGAGATAAAGAATATAAAGGTGCAATGCTACAAGGCACTCCACTAGATATGGTCTATTGGAAATACCTTGGAGGACTTGACAAAATTAACAACTCCAAGTAATATTTATTCTTCAAGGGTGTAGTATCCCTTTTAGTATGCTGGTGGGGACATCAGCGCAAGCCACTCGAAAGGGTGGCTTTTTTTTGCACTAAACATTTTTATTAAGGAAATGTAAAAGAGGGGTTGACACGCAAATTATTGTCCTTTACTGCTCATATCGTCTACGGAATACATCACTGTTTAAAGGGGACTGTTCGTCACTCGCAAGAGGAAGCACACAAACCTTTAGGTAGTAGTATGTAAAAACAATAAATAAAACATAATACTACAAAAAAAATAAACCAATGAGCATTCAGTCTTTACAAACGCCAAATCGCATTC